CCACAGTCCTCAGTCTTGTAGGTGCATCGAAGATCTTGCAAAAAATTTGCAAAGAAAATTTCGACACTATGAAACTGGGGACTGTACAGGGGTTAAGTGATGTTTACTATTGTCCAGAAGTACTAAATCAGCTAGTATACCTTTTACAAGGTCTTGCTGAAGCAATCCTGGACAACACATCACAAAAAATTCCATTCGCTACGAGCGATTGGTTGTCATTCCTATGGGCTGGACTTAAGTGGAAACCGACTGATTTTATTAAGAATGCTAAGTACATTACTGCATGGCCGTTTGCCAGGTATTTGGAAAAGCATTCAAAAAAGAACAGTTATGGCGTAACACTGCCAGAAAAGCCCAAAGGACTGGTAGATAGTGGGGAGAATCCCTTCATTTTCAGTGGGAGAATTAAAAAGTACCTTAAAAGAGCACTACTCGATCAAAATCACAAGAATACTAGGTTGTGGTTCACCTATTTGCAAGGTGTTAAGAGAGCATGTGCTGTGGTACCAGATTCTTTTATCTTGGAAACTTATCAAAAACACCAGGCTGCAATGGCCCTGGAACCAAAGGAGTCTAGTCTGAATTTAAGACCCTATTTTGATGAAGTATTTCGAGATCTTCCACTGCCGGATCGAGTTATCCACGAGGCCTCAACCTCTGCCGCACAGCATGCTAAACGGTCAGAAGGGGGGGCTCGAAGATTACTCCGGAATATGGGGGGATACTCAACATTGGGAGAGTATGAGTTGCACTCGATGGACTACAGTCCACATCAGGGCGTCATCGTGAATAAGGGATTTGTTTTACATTCCAAAAATGTGACCAACAAGTGTTTTGAAGAGAGTTATTTATCTCATCTACCTGTTGGTTCTTTGGATTATATCCCGAAGTTAGATGTCTACGATATGAATGTAGAAAATTTGAAGTGGGACAACTCAATTTGTTTGGATGTTGCACCAGTAGCAATATGTGAACCTCTAAAAGTCCGTGTCATCACCAAGGGTGAGGCAGCACCATACCATTTGGCCAAATCACTCCAAAAGGAGTTATGGGGTCATTTGAAAGATATGAGATGCTGTGAACTCACAGGTAAACCGGTCACCACAAGTACTATAGTAGATGTCTGGACATGCAGTCTCCAATTGGGACTGTGTGATACAGATGACTACCGTTGGGTATCAGGCGATTATTCTGCTGCAACTGATAATATCAGTATACAACAGACAAAAGAAGCCTGGCTTGCGATGATCAAAAGAAGACCAATCATGAATTGTGCAGAGAAATACAATTCTGGTCTCGATGATCTTATGAAGTACTATCAAATGTGTGCTCCAGTCTTACTTGAACAAAGGGTTACATACCCGAAGTGGACTGAGTTACCTCAAACAGTACAACAGAACGGACAATTGATGGGATCTCCTTTATCCTTTTCATTTTTGTGCATTATCAATATATGTGCATATTGGAAAGTGTTAGACGATTTCCTGGGGTATCATGTTGAGTTATATAATCTACCATGTAAGGTCAACGGCGATGACATATTGTTTATTAGTCCAAATTCGGACTTCTATACAAAATGGGTCGCAGCTACCAAGGATGTAGGTTTTACATTATCAGCAGGAAAGAATTATGTACACCACAATCTATTGATGATTAATAGTGTTCTATTCAAGTTCCAAGGGTCAAGAACTGATTATAAAGTTGAACAAATCCCATTTTTTAATTTGGGTTTGTTAACTGGTCAGTCAAAGGTCTCTGGGAGAAGTGAGCAGAAACAAACATCAGTAGGTGATTGCTATAACCAAGCAATTAGTGGTGCTCAAAATCGCCCTCGCGCACATAAAAGGTTCATCCACTATAACAGGAAGTTGATTGAAAGAGAAACACAGGGTCCATCAGATAAGCCTGGCTACTGGAATTTATTCGGTAGCCGTATATTCGGTTCCTGTGGTGCTCGACAATTTCCTGGTATAGAAACAAATTATACTCGAATACAACTTACTTGGGCTGATTTTATCAAGGAGAAATACATGGAGAAGTATCGAACAGGTTATGCCTGTGCTTACTCAGACATTGAGATTTCACCATTATCAGTTAAGGAACCAGTTAGAAATACTGTTAACCTAGAGTCATCTATATATGAGACGTACATAAGCCACAACTCAGAGAAGTTCAAACAAGTTGAACAGTATGGGAAGTGGATTTTATATGATCGTTTCAAGCTGCCACCGAATGTCTTGAAGGTACAGTCATCAGAGTCAGCCCCTGCTTTATTCAATCCCGATACACGACCTGATAAACCTCTTCAGAGTTTTGTCGATTGTAATTGGGGTTGTATGCATGAGTGGGGTTCTGATATAAAGTTCTCACGTTATCCAAGAAGAAATGTAAGGAAGAGATTCCACGAATATCTCTCCACCCACACTACCAGATCACAGAGTCTTGACTTTGATCTTAGACTTGGTCGAATCGACTATTTTGCAAAAAGCGAGTTAAGCAGCGGCCAATTGGTACAGCGCGCTCGTTTATTTAGCAAGGACAAGCCCATGGAATGGTTGTCCACCAATATGAAGTTGGTTTTAGCAGATTTGACCCTTGAACAGTCCACCATAGATTTTGTTAATTCTCTCATGGAGTCCCTCACTTAATTAGCCAAAACGGTGCCCGCTGGGGCTTAATATTTCCGTGCTAAATTGTTTTCACATAAACGCCGACAGACTACACGGCTAACTAGTTTTTGTGTGAGGGATGTATAGTCGCTGTCTTGTCAGACAGGGATTCCATACTAAATGACACCCATATCGAATAAATCGAAGCGGATGGTTTTAGTGTCCATAAGTCAACCTGAACAGTTGCAATCTGTCCAAAGACAGAAATACAAACGTCTGCGTGTAAGTCGCAGCAAATATGCATTATTTCCTCGCAGTGAACCCGAGGACGATGGTCCTTCGACGGACTGTAGCTACTATATTCCAGAGGACTGGGACAAGAAGTGTTTCTATATGAAGTGTCTCAATGAAAATACCGGTTTATTCTGGCAATTCAATGACACTGAATATACATACAATGAAGTCCTTGCACTTTATGAACATGATCTCGTTCAATTCCCATTCATTATGGCCTATGATCACAGATTGGCGACCCAATTAAATGGTCCCAATGGTGAGTATACATCAAAAGATGATGTAAAACCTGGATCTGTAAAGATAAAGGTCAAAGGTCCAAGACAAAAGAAGAAGGAGACTATAGTAGTGAAAGTCACACCGAAGAAAACCAACCAACAGAAAAGAAAGTCAACGACCAATAGAAATGGCCTCGTAATGAGTAGGGTCGATAATCCGGAAAAGAAACTGGTATGTTCCATGATTAATCCATTGTCAGAAGAGGCAGAGGGGGTTAAAATCCCTGATGAGTATGTGATCGGTTCCACTACATTAAGATGTAAGGGAATGCAGGTCATAAACACCTCTACTAATATGACAGAACTTGACTATTGTTGGATTGGACATCCATATCAAACATGTTGGTCATCACTTGTTAATTGTACTATTAGCCCAAATTGCTATAGTCAATACGACACAGTGACTGCCCATAATGGTGAGTGGATGTATGCTACTACACCAGAGTTACTAAAGGTAGAGATGAGTTCCTATCGTGTTGCCAGTAATGGCTTCATTTTGAAGAGTCGTCTCAAACCACTCGAGTGTACAGGTAGTATAACCATCGTCCGTGTGCCGATGGGCAAGAACATCTTTGGTCCTGACTGTCTACGGACCATTGTTGACATTACAAATACCCAATCTCTTAATAAGATCTGTGGTATATCACCAGATACTGACGGAAGAATCCCTATTAACATAATTGAATTGTGTGAACAGGAGACCTACGAGATGTCTGAGTTGGATGGCCGTGAACTGTATATCAGTAATCGTCCAGTTTCTGCCCGATGGTTGGATTTTAATCTTGCTAACGGTGGTAATAACTCAACTCAGGTTGGTGGTCAGTACTTATCTGAGGGTAATGCCTCTGATAGTGCTGGTAATGTCGTCACTACTGATACAGAAGACTGTACATCGACTGATGGTTGGACTTGTATCCTCATCAGAGGTGAAGGTCTACCATCTGGTGTACCAGTGTTGGAGATCAAATCAGCTATACATCTAGAGGGTATGCCACAAATTGCGGCAACCTCCTCGATAGCTACTTTCATACCGGAGACCCGTAAGGTTCGTCCGGCTGTTGGTGCACTCAATAGAGTACTTGATAAGATCTCTAATATGCCAGTATCTGTACTAGTAGATGTAGTTGCCAAGACCGCTGTTGGTGGTCCCGGAAAGGGTATCAACGCCGCAATTCGTGCTCTGGGCCTATAGGGG